TACACCGATCTGAACTACGAGGCTTGCCAGAAGTACCTGGGCCAACCGATCTCCGGCAAGACCTTCAACATTTTCCAAAACGGCAACTACAGCAGCCCCGAAGTCCGTTACTCATTCTTCCGCATCGGCTACCGAGTGGCTGGAACGCAAGACGAGTTCACGCAGCCCGAAATCGTTTTTGGTGTCCGCAGTGCAACGGGCGTCGCGCTTTACAACTACCTGCGGATTCAGTTCCCTAGCTACAGCCGTTGGGAAATCCGCGTGACCCCTGTCACCGGCTACGAGGTCCGAAGCGGTCAAGTGCCTGGAGCGCTTCATATTCTTGACCATCACTTCGAAAGCAGTTCTACGGTGTTTGTCGGTGATTTGATGGTCACCTACAGCGGGGAATCGTTGGGTCGCAATCAATCCAACTTCTCGATTCTGGGCCTGACAACTACCGACAATCAGGATCCAGGCTCTGGTTTCGACGATGGGACCTTCTTTGCTGATGCGTGGGGGCGCCTTGCCGAGTCCTTCTATTACAGCGAAATAACGACAAGCACGTCCCAGCCTGAGCACTCAATCGTCTACATCAACACGATTGCAGAAAACAGCTCAGTCCCTGAGTACGACAACATGGCCCTGGTGGGCATGAATATCCGCAGCAGCACTGAAATCAGTTCACTGCAGCAGTTCAGCGTCTACATCAACCAAGGCATCAACCAGACCAGTGCGTTTCCTGAAGTGCTTTATGACCTGTTGACTAACGACCGTTATGGAACTGGCGCGATCTTGAACGCAGCGCAGGTTGACAAGGATAGTTTTGATGCGGCTGCGATCTGGACCAATACCCGCCGTTACTTCTTTGATGGCGCCGTTTCGGAAAAGATCAACATCCGCAGCTGGGGCGCTCAGGTAGCCAATGACTACCTCCTTGATCTGGTGGTGCGTAACGGCAAATTCGCCCTGCAGCAGGTTGCCACATTCAATGGCCCAGAAACGATTAGCGGTCTTTACACGGCGGGCAACATCATCGACGGCAGTTTCGAGATGGCCTACGCCGATTTGCAAGACCGTCTGCCGGTGCGTGTTTCGGTGAAGTGGCGCCAAGAAAAGGAATCATCGAACACGGTCAGTGGCGGTTTATTCCCCGTCGTCCGTGAGGTCACGGTCCGTGAGCCAACGGTCGCAGCAGACGCACCACTCGAAGAAATCGACTTAAGCGACTACTGCACTAGCCAAACCCACGCGATCGACCGTGCCAAGTGGGAGCTTCGCAGCCGCCGGTACGTCACCCATTCCGTGAAATTCAAAACAACGCCACCAGAAGCCACGCTTGACATTGGAAGTGTGTTCAAGCTGGGGCTAGAGACCGTTACCTACAACCAGCCTGCGAACGGCGCAATCGCAGACGATGGCACGGTCACTTCATGGCCTGAGCTTCCTGACGGTGACTACGACGTCTTGCTGTGGGATGGAACGACCACCGACTTGCAGCGCGTAACGATGCGGGTTTTTGACGGCAAAACAAACCATCCGAACTCGGTTTTCTGCCTGCGCAATAGCATCAGCGACGCACAGACTTACAAAACCCAAGCCCTGAGTTTTGATGAAGAAGGCAACATCGAAGTTGAGGCGACCTATTTCCCGACCAATTCTGACGGCGTTAGCCTTTTGACAGACGGCTGGGACGTTGCCAGCAACTGGGTCATTGAGGGCGAGCTATGAGCGTTGCATTCCCTGCGGTGTGCCCGACTCGTCGGTCGTTTACCCCTGGCGAGTACCAGACAAAAAGGTACAACAGTATTAGCGGTGCCGGCGTCACGCGCCTGTACGGCAGTCGGGCTTTTGATGCCCAGATGAGCTTGGACTTTGTTTTGGGTGATGCCGACACCGCTGCAGTGCTACAAAGCTGGCATGATTCCAAGGGTGGTGCGTACACGCTTGATCTGCCGAGCAGTGTGTTTGCCGGGAACTCGGCTGATTTGAATAACAAGATTCCGTCCTACCTAAACTGGCGGTGGGCTGAGATGCCTTCTGTCGAATCTTTGGTCCCTGGCCGCTCCAGGGTTCAAGCAAAACTGACCGCAACGTTGGACGCCTGAGATGGTCTTAACCGGAGCTGACGGACAACTCAGGTATCAAGGGGCAGTTGTCGGCAAGGTGCGTGATTGGAGCATCACGGTCACTAAGGACGCATTGGAAGACACCTGCATAGGGGATTACGACAGGACTTACGTCCAAGGTTTGCGTGGCACAACCGGCAGCGCGACGGTGCTTTACGACCCAAGCAACGTCAACGCCACCAGCTTCCTGAACTCAATTTTTGAGAACGTCGAAACCACCCAAACGGTGGACTTTGTGTTTTACAAGGCCGACAACAAAGCATTCTCGTGCGCGGGCTTTGTGACCAACATCAGCCCAAGCATCAGCGTTGGTGCGGTGCAGGCCGTCAGCGTTAGTTTCCAAGTCTCCGGCAAGCCTGTTGGAGTGTTCTGATGGCTGTTCTTGGTATTGGCGGCAGGCTTTACCTCAAGCGTGAGGCGCCTGACCCGTGCCTGGTCAGCAATACAGCGATCGACGGCGGCAACAACGCGCTTACCAGCATCTGTCCTGGCTACTGGTCTGGTGATCATGTGGTCGTTTCTTGTTTGCCCGTCGCAACTGGCAACTTCCCGCCAAACCCTGAGGGGTATGGAACGTACTACGCAAGCAAGTATTTCCTAGGTCCAAACCGCAGTCAGATCACTGACTACGACGACAACTTCTACAAGGACGCCACAGAGGAGTACCCGGACGGCGAGTTTGGCGACGACTCGCAGTTTTACTCGCGTATTGGCGACGTATCAGGCGGCGAAGAAATCCAACCCTGTACAGACCAGGCTTATTGGGTACATATCGACGAGCTTGGTTACGCCAGTTTTTACAACAGCCGCTGCGAGGCGCTGACTGGCAACAAAGCCAACCGCGTCCCGCTGTACTCCAATGTGGCGGGCTCAATCGGCATCGCGCCTTTTGGCAGCACTGATTACAACAACGCGCTGTGGGAATGCTTTGCCGCCTTTGGCATGTACCAGTTCAGCGACGTGCAGGACACGGTGACGCTGGAATCGATCTGCGATTTTGCGCCTTTGTACCAGCAACCAGTGCCTGGAACGGGTGACTACGACAACGCCAACGTTTTACCGAGGCAGCTTGGCGGCGGCGATGCTGCTCCTTACTGGCAGATCATCTGTGACATGCGGGAATGGACGCTAGAGCTGAGCGCCCCAAGCGTTGATACCACTGCGATCAGCGAGAAGTTTGGCGAGGCGGTGAAGTCACTCGTGACCGGAGGTGGTTCGGCTGACTTTTTGATCGACCGCAAGTGCTACGAAAACACGGAGGACAACGGTCTCGTACTGATGAAGCTGTTGTTGATGACCGAAAAGGGTTGCCAAGCATCCGGCAAGTTTTACCTGATTGACAGGGATGTCTCTGGTGGCGGGGGTTGCGGGCAAATCAGCGGCGACTTGTACTACTCGGCAGACTTGCTTGTGACTGCTAGTGCGGTCAACGTCCGCCCAACCGAGATCTTGGCTGGCACGGCGAATTTCGTAACAACGGGCGAGATTAAACTATTGGAAGCACCGTAGACAGGGCTCCGTGACCAAAATCACCCGTGCTGGACAAGATGGCTCTCTTGGGGACATCGATGTCCCTCAGTCGGGTTTTAGGAGCCAGATCAACGCACTGACTGACGCAGTGCGTCAACTGGGCGGCAACGCGGAGATTGGTGATTCAGCAGGTCTTGTAAACGATCCGCTGAATGCTCCTTACGTCTTATACGTCAACAGCCAAATTGGCGACGACACCTTTGTCGCTGGTGATTACTCGATCACTGACGACGGATCGCTAGAGCAGAAATTAAGGCGCATTAGTCTGCAGCGTCTTGAGTGTGGCTATACAGCTTCTCGCCCATTTAAGACGATCAACCGTGCCGTCATTGAAGCGGCAATCATTACTAGCCGCAGCTATCTAGACATCACACCTGCGCCTTGTGGCGATTTGGTGTCGATCGTTTTGGCACCAGGCGTCCACACCGTTTACAACGGTCTGGGTTCTAACGATCAGGATGCCTGGACCGCAGACTTCACGCCAACCCCTGCGCAGTTGCAGCAGTTCAACGACACCACAGCTGGCGGTGTCATTGTCCCGCGTGGTGCGTCACTAGTCAGTCTTGACCTAAGGAAGACGATTATCCGTCCTGACTTTGTTCCAGCTCCAACGGACGAAGCAGCGGATTACAGCAACCGCCGCGCAATCCTCCGCGTTACTGGTGGCGGCTACTACTACGGTTTCACCTTCCTGGATAAGGACGGATCGACCACTAGCCATCACCTGCTGGACTGCTTCCAATTCACGAGTGAAACGCAACTCGATGCGTTCTACGCGAAGGTGCTGGGAACGCTTGGCACACTTGCTGGGCTTGGTTCTGCTTATGCGGTCAGCCGTCCCAGTGAGTATCGGATTGTCGGTCCTAAGCCTCCAACCTCTGATCCGGCTGTGGATACGGTCCAGAGCGCAAGCCCGTATATCTACAACTGCTCGATCCGTTCCACCTACGGTCTTTGCGGCATCTTCGCTAACGGCGACGATGCGCAAGGCTTCAAGTCAATGGTGGTGGCGCAGTACACCGGCGTGTCCCTTCAAAAGGACATGAACGCTTGGGAGAAGTACGACCTGGGAACCTGGGGACCAGTTGATGATTACAACGACTACATCAACCAAGATCCCGACAATGTGCGGATGAAGCCGTCTTGGCGTTCATTCCACGTCCGTGCAATCAACAACGCGATCATCCAAGAGGTCAGCGTTTTTGCGATCGGTCAAGGCATCCACCACTGGGTCGAAAACGGTGGCGAGCTGACCGTCACCAACTCCAACTCCAACTTTGGCGGCTGCGCTGCACTTGCCGAGGGCTACAAGAGCGCCGCGTTTGAGTCGGACCGTAGCTGGGAAGTCAACCGCCTTCGCGTTGCCACCGACCTCAGCGAAAAGAGCGGCAACATCAAAACGATCACGCTTGGCACGATCGACGCCAGCACCGCCAACAACGACACGACCATCACGTTGACGGTCGATTTGGAGGCAGGGCTTTACGACGCCGACACCCCAAGAACCCTGGAGCGTGACGGTTACACCTTGTTTGCCGACTCCTACATCTGGGTCACCAATAGCCGCTCGGCTGATTACCGCGCACCTCTGTCTTCGGCAGCGTGGTCGTCCACCAATCCAAACCAGATCACTGTCACGGCAACGTTTGTCAACGAAGACGGCGACGCACCTGGCGATCCAGTCTTGGACGACCAGGGCCAACCAATCGGCATCAACTACCCCGATTTGGCTGGTGCGAACATCTACATTCGCCGTATCCAAGACGTTCGTTCCACCTCTGAGCGTCGTTACGCGCTGCTGAACTCCACCAGCGTTACGACTACTCGCACCCCACTTCGGGACTATGTGCTGCAGACGGACACCACCGCTGCCCACATTGATTCGCTGATCCCTGATACCGCGTCGATTGGCGTTGCGTTTTCGGCTGCCGTTACCGACACCGAGGGCAACGACTCACTGGTTGAGCTGCGCCGCCTGAACGCATCCAACACCTGGACCTCAGGCACCTACTACCGCACCGGCGACGTTATTCGCACGGCGAATAAGCACTACAGCTGCATCCGCGAAAACGTTGACACGCTATTTGATGTCAACAAGTGGACCGAAGCCTATGTCCACATGGAGGAAGGCTTCAACGCTGAGGACTACTACAAAAACAACCAACCAGCGATCATCTTTGACGATGACACCGAAGGCTTGGTTGAGTCGACAACTCTTGGCTACAACTTTGCCACGGTCTGGTCAACTGACTCGCGGGTTGTAGCGCAGTATCGCTCTGCCACTGATTACAAGGGGATGCACTCCTTCTTGGTCAGCCTTGGCTTTAGCGGCAACGACGCCCACACAATCCTGCTGCCTAAGCCTTCCGCCAGCCGTGATCGCAACCCCGCTGCAGCTTTGGATGGCATCGCCAACCCAAGCGGCGCTGCAAATGCTTGGGCGAACTGGGCGATCGACTTCCGCCGTCCTTCCAACATCCGCCTGTTCGGCCACGCCTATGAGTGGGCTGGTTACCTCAACTACTCCAAGTCGCTGCCGCTGTACCAGCGCGATCTGACGGCTGCCAACAAATTCACCTACTACTTCACCAACCAAAACGCAGGTCGCGTCTACGGCAGCGGTTTCAACGAGGAAGGTTTCCTTGTTACCCCAACCGGCGTTCAGGATCTGACCACTGGCGAGGAGGCAAGTTTTGATCAGTTGGGTGGAACGCAAGCCACCGATGAGATCGAGTTCCCCACCTTCTACGACAGCCTCAGCGTCAACACTCACACGGTCAACACCGAACTGATCCTGAGTGGAACGGTTTCTGGTGCGCCTAGCTGGGACGGTGGTTTTGGTGGAGTTCTGCCTGCACTGCCCGAATCAAGCGAGACGCAAAAGGGCATTGTCGAGATCGCTACTCAGGTCGAGACTCAGGCGCTGTCGTCAAACTCTTTGGCGGTTTCGCCGTTCGGACTGTCGGCTGCTCTTGGCGATCTTGAGACCGAAATTCTTGACCTGATCGGCAACCGCTTGGTGCCCGTCGGCACTGTGCAACACGTTGCGGGTGCGGCTGCGCCAGAGGGTTGGTTGATCGCTAACGGCGACACCATCCCCAATGGCACTGGAACGGTCCAGGGCGTGACTGCTGATTTCTCCGCGTTGTACGCGCAGATCGGCACTAGCTACGGCGGCGCTGGTTTGCTGCCTGACCTTCGCGGTCAGTTCATCCGTAGCTGGAACGACCAAGGCACTGGTTTGGATGGCGGTCGGGTTCGCGGTTCAACTCAAGATGATGCAACCGCCGCACCGAACACTGCCTTCACCGGGAGCACAAACACTGTCGGTGATCACACTCACCCTTTGTCCAACCAAATCTTTGGAGCTGGCAGCTCTGTTGGCGGGACTGGTAGTGCTACCGGCAACAGTAATACTGGAGGGGGAGGTGCGCACAACCACAGCGTAACAATCAATGGCGGTGGCGATGCTGAAACCCGCCCGGCCAACATCGCACTGCTGGCTGTCATCAAATACTAATCACTAGACTGAGGGCACCTCTGTATAGGGGTGTCCTTCGGCTAAATAGCCATGTCAGTGCAACTGATCCTGAAGAACAGCAGTGTTCAGGACAAGGCGGCAACTGCGCAGCAGCTAGAGATTGGCGAGATTGCGCTCAATTACCACGAGTCTGGTCCGTTCCTTCAGTGCAAGGACACGGCTGGTCAGGTTTGGCGCATTGGCGGCGTCATCGTTGCAGACGAGGCACCCGGTCAACCCCAGCCTGGAACGTGGTGGTTTGAGACCGATACCAAAGGACTTTATTTTTACGACGGCACTGGTTGGACCGAGATCACCGGCGGCGGCGGTGGTGCGGGTGACATCACAGCTGTTGTTGCTGGTGAAGGCTTAAGCGGCGGCGGCAACTCTGGCACCGTCACCCTGGACGCCGACCTTGATCTGACCAAGGGCCTGGAATTTACCGTCAGCGGTGTTCCTGGCTCAAAGATTGCGATCAAGCCAGGCGCAAACATCAGCTTCGACACTGATGGCTCTTTGCGTGCTGACATTGCGTCGGTTTCCATCAAAGGCACTGTTGACCTGACCAGCGCAACCATCCCATCGCCGGTCACCGCAAATGATGGCTACTACAACACCGTCGGTGGAACGTTGTCTGCTGCATGGCAGGCAGCAACAGGCGAAGGCGCAATTACGGTTTATCCAGGCGACACCGTTGTCTACAACGGAACTGATTGGACTTACGTTCCAGGCTCACCTGGAGCGGTAACCAGCGTTTTTGGTCGTCTCGGTGCTGTTGTCGCTACCGAGGGCGACTACGACCTGGACGAACTGGGTGATGTTGATCTGACTTCTACTCCCCCAGTCAATAACGACGTTTTGCAGTACAACGGCTCTGAGTGGGTTCCGGCTACACCAACCACAGCTCCTGTAACCAGCGTTTTTGGCCGGACTGGTGCGGTTACTGCCGCCGAAGGTGACTACGACCTCGACGAGCTGGGTGACGTTGACCTGACAACAACGGCACCTGTAACCAACGACGTTCTGCAGTACAACGGATCCTCTTGGGTTCCTGTGACTGGAACGAGCCTTGGTTACTGGGACCGAACCGGCACTGTCCTTAGCGCCGCAAATACTGGCGACCAAATCCAGCTGACTGGTGCGTTAGACGTTAATGACCAACCGATCAACACAACGGTTACTGACGGTGACATCGACCTTGACGCTAATGGCGCTGGTCTGATTCAAGTTACTGAGTTTAACCTCAGTCAAGTTCCGATTGTCACCCAGCACGATATTGGTACTGATGCTAACGAGGTTCCAGTCAACGGAATGCTTGGCGGCATGGCGTTCCAAGATCCGGCGAGTGTCGTTATTGACGCAGGAGTTAT